TCGATACTCCTTGTGGATAATTTGTTGTTGCCATTTTATAATTTGTTTAAAAGTTTAATAATACTTTCTCTAGTAATTTCTGAATTATTTAAGTGTATCGGCACATAGCCTAGTTCAGCAAGCGTATGATTCTTTTCTCCATCTTGTTCGTGTCCGTCGATTTCAAGGACATACTTTCCGATGACGAAATCACACTCCCTTCCGTTGAGCATCCATCTATGTTTGAACTTTATGTGTAGGTCTTTACAGGCCTCTGCCACAATCCGTTCTGCTTTAGTTGAATGTTTCTTTGTAACTTGATACCTCATTACTCTTTTGTGCCAGCCTTGGAGATATAAAGACTGACGTTGGCGAGGGCGGTTTTAATGTCCGCCAACATTTCCTTACCCTGTGTAAGAAGCCAGGTCACCTTTCGATGCCCAAGTTCCCCTCCAGTCCTTAGAATAGTTTGCCCAACGTGCGTCAACCGTAAAGGTCATCACCTTGTTCTTGATGTTAACATCAGATTCAAGGCGCTTCTCCTGACGAGTCTCGTAGTACAACTTGTGTACTGCGCGATTAATCAAGAACCAACGTGTGTTAGAACCACCATTCGTAGCATCGAGAAACTTTGATGTAACGATATCAGTCGAGCCTACAAATACGTTGATTGCGTTATTAGCGCTTTCAGGTACGAGGGTCGAGTTAATAGTTTCCATCGCAGTCTTCTCAAGTGCGAGCGGCAAGACAAGTGTGTTCTTCCCAGCTAGTGTGAGAGCAAGACCATTATCCTCCTTCTGAAGTTCAAGTGCCAGACGACCAGTTTGATAGTTGTCATGACTAAGCTTGATACCAGTGGACGACGCATTTGACTGCGTAGAACCACCTACAGTGACTGTAGGATGCACGGTAGAATACTGAGCTTTCGCGTCATTATACCATGTCATGTCCCAACCATTCACTGTAACCGTAGTAGCGAAACCACCGTTGAAGAGCTGCATTGCTGCCTCATCAACAGAGTAGTTCGCAGAGCGCGACAAATCTTTCATTTCGTCAAGCTCCGCGTCAAAGTCTCGGTCTTCGATTTGGTTTTTTGTAACTTCGACTGAGGCACCATAGTTGTTGTACGCAACACTTGTGGTGTAAGTCTTGTCCCTTGTAACCGTAGGAACATCGTCGCCATCGGAAAACTTTGCGAGCTTTCCAAAGCCAGTCTTACCAGTAAAGTTCTTCTGTGCTCCAGTTCCCGTAGAAACATTGAGGACATTATTTACACCAGGTGAGTATAGGTCATCTCCTTGGTCAAAGACCTCAGAGATACGAAGACCCGTATCAGGTATAAGGTCTGTCCACTTTGCGCGTGATTCAGCCATATAGATTAGGTGTTAAATATTTGTGATTCCAAAATGTTGACTACTGCTTGAGCCGAATTACGAGGGTCTACACCCCACGTCCCATACTGAGCCGTGGTTGCAACCGCACTAGATTCGTCCAACGTATTAGCGTCAACCAAATCAATGCGATACCCAGCGAGATTCGAGCCAGTGGTTGACCCGATAGCTGCATCAACTTCTGCACTATAGAGAGTGAATATCGAAATATCAATCTCAGCGCGAACCATAGCAACTGTCTGGTTATCAGAAGCTGTAAGGTATGAGCCTACAAAGCTTCCGAACGCAGCACCTGCTACTCCTGTGGACTGAACGCCCAAACCGAGTGCGGTGCTAACACCACTAACGTGACCAAGCACAGCAGCACCAGCAGTACCAAGAGCAACGAAACCTGAAGCAAACTTTACAGAGTCGTCAGTGACAACTGTGATTGAGTTAGCTAGAATTTCGCGTCTAAGAACTGGGCCGCCGTAAGGAACCAAACTGCCAATTGGTGTCATTGCCATATTGTTTTAGTTTAATTTCTTTAGTCTACCAATAAATTTAGACAGAGTATTGTAGAAGTGAGGCAACGTAATCTGGACGCTTAGCTTTAATCTTGAGGTACCGTTCCTTATCTCCATCAAAAGTTTTCTCTATAACTTTCCACTCTTTTGGAGTGAGAGCTGTAGATGCTTCTCTTGTATGTGAGTCCCCACCCCCACCCTCAGGCGGAAGCGGATTAGGATTGTCTGAATGCTCCTTAGGAACAATCGGGCCAGTAACAAGTTTGCCAGCGTCATCAAGAACAGAAAGAAACTCAGTTTCAGTTCTAAGTCCATCCATGTTAAACCGTACCAGTTTCTTCTCAAGCATCGCCATCTTTATTCCTCCTTCATCATTTTCAGGATGAAATTGGGGATTTTGTGCTGTAAAAGAAGCAAGAGCAGTCTTCATGTTGTCCTTAGAAGATTCTGTATCCCTCTCTGAGAGAATGCGACTAACAGTTTCAGCAGTCATCTCTGCAATCCTTTCAGGTGTTAAGTCCGAAGGATTGAGAGGTGCTAAATTTGTGTCTAGCTTCTTTCTCAGTTCTACCGCTTCCGCGTCGGAAAGTTGCTTCTTCTCTCTAAGTTCTTTAATTTCGTTAACCAAGTTAGTCTTACTCTGAGTAGAGTCAGCCAACTTTTCTACCATCTCGTCATATTGCTTTTTCGGTACAATAACCGTTTCGTCATCAGCGATGGGGTTACCATCTGCGTCAAACTGTCGATTTTCATTCATATTTAAATTCCCTTTTATGTCTAATCCCTTTTTATCCTGGTTGAGTCCAGCATGGGGTGGAGTCCCACAAATCCAAACCGAGAACGTGGCTACGGTTTAATGCAACCAGTGCTGGAGACGACAATCGACGTATCATCCCCAACACTCGTGGCACTAGCTTTTTGTATTATACCATAAGTCTTACAAAATAGCAATACTATTTGTATTTAACACCCTCAACTTTAGTTACTTTTTCTTCAGGCTCTCCAGACCGCATTATCTTTGCCTTAAGATACATTGTTCTAGCAAACCCTCCACGAATAACAAGCTGTTCTTCTTTCGTGGTTGCACCGAAGTAACGGTCTTTGTCCCTAGCAGCACACTCTCTAAGATACTGAACTAGACCGTCAGTTTCCTTAAGGTCTGCAAATATCTTCTTCTCATACTCGTCGTCTATAGAGTCAAGCACGCCGAGTTTCTCAGCTAGCATGAATGATAACTCATCCTCTGTATACTCTTCTTTATACTCTGTCCAGTGGTCATCTTCTACAACCGTCCAAGCTCTGGAGATTTGAATAAGCCCGAATGATTTAAGTATCTTTTCGAATATCATAAATATTAACCTAGCTCAGCAGCATTAATGTTCTGTAATTGATTCGCCTGGTCTCCTCCAGCACTTTTCATAAGATTGTCTGTAACAGCCCCAGTTGGGCCGCCTCCTTCTGGCTGTGGTGGTGGAGGATTGATAACTTCATCTTTGAATATCTTTGTCGGGTCATCACCCATAACTTCTGCTGTTTCAGCCGCAAGTTCATTCATATCAACCTGCTGTGGGAAGAATTCCAAGTAAACACGAACCTTCTCAAGCTGAATCGCTTTCTCTACATCCTTAGAGGCTTCACTCTTTGGATTAGATACTAGCGACACATCAAACAGGAAATCACGAATATATTCACCAGGAAGTGCTACCACCTCCACCTTTTTACCTGAGTCTGCCTCAGCAACTACTGCACGAGCCTTGAGTGCTTCACGAGTTGGCATATCTTTCGTATCTGCATAGAACTCAACTATCTTAGTCCCACGCATTCCATCTGTAAACGAGGCACCATCAATTTTGAATATATTGAACGCCTTGTTGAATAGTTCTACCTTACCGTCTCCAAGAACCTTCTTAATGATTGGATTCTTTGGGTCTGTCCAGAACTGGAGTATGTTTGCTCCCTTGAGCATCGCCTTGCGCTTGATTCCATAGTTAATCATTTTTCCAAATAGACCGAGTACTGACGCAACGCCCTCAGACGCTACACGAATCTCTTGCGCAGTGGTTCTTCCACCAACTCCAGCATTACCAGAAGATACTGAGTCAAGAGACGACTCTTCCATAATCTTACGAGTATACTCAAGAATGTACTGGTGCCAGCCACTTGGAGTGCCAAGGTCTAGCTTCTGGAATGCCTGACTTATTGGCAGTCCTTGTGTATCAATTGGAGTTCTGCGACCTGGACGCAGATAATCCTCCTCAATCGCATCATAGCCGTTTGTAAGCAATGGTGGGAAGATTGTAAGGAAACTCTGGTCAAGGAGCATGTTTGTAAGAACATTTAGAACATCCTGTAGACTCTTGAGTCTGTCAGGAAGAGACTTGCCATAGAAGAAATCTCCAAAGAAGTCAAACTTTATGTCCCAGAACGGAAGTTCTTTGTGGTTGAAAGGCAATGGACTGATTATCTCAGTACCATCCTTAGTTACGATTGGGTTCAACCAAATACCATTCGCCATGATGACGAATTGGTCATAGTCCTTATCATAATACTGGATTACCTCTACACTTCCTTCACCAACAGAATCAGTAATGAAATCTAGATAGTATGGACGGTCTTCGTCTCCAGTGTGGCGACGCATTGGAGTAACGATGCTTGACTTTGCAAACATAGACCAGTCTTGCATGAAAGATGCGTATGGAGTAACGAAACGTCGAAAACAATACGGCATCTTACTTATAGTTCTGACAGACACTGAAGAAGGGTAGAACTCTTCTAATGGAACAATAGTTCCAGGAAGGTGTGTGGTAACCTCTGTTACCTCTGTAACTAGAATGTTATCAGCAGTACCCTTAACGTCTCTTAGTTTTCTTTCCTTTCTTATCACACCTTCATAACCTATTGCGCTTCCCTTAACGATAGCCTCAAGAAGCATGTGAAGTATGAACTCTTCGTACTCTTCCATGTCCTCAGCATACTCATACAGATTTGTTAGGAGGACTCCCTTACGTACATCTTCATCGCCACGTCCTTTAAATGACGCAATTGGTAGAACAGAGTTTACCTTACCTAGAACAGCAAGAACCTTATTACGAGTGAATGGGTCGTGAATACGAGCTTGCCAGTCCTCGATATCTTCTCTCTGGTCAAAGTTAGTATTGAATCGTCTAACAGAGTCTTCAATATAATCAATAAGGTTTAGCCCATCAAAGTATTCAAAGTTGCGGTTCCTGTCGTCAGATGACCTACGGAACTTAGCGAATGTCTCACCCATTGTCATAATCTCCTTGTCTGAAGGAGTAAAGTCTGTCTGCTCTTTAGACAGAGTAAATGTAGATTCAAGCACTGTTTCCGTTGGGACTGTTGACATGAAGTAGAATTGTTAAACTTATTATAACATACTTAGGCTAGAATTGCAATACCTTATCGTATAACTACGGTGGAATACTTTTGTACAGCCATCTTCGCGTATTCGTGGTCGTGCTTAATCATATATACAGCAGTTCTAATTCTGTCAAGAGCATCCCAGTAGCCTTCTACATAATTCTTAATCTTACGTGTTAGTTCTGCCCTGTCTTCATACTCTTCGTAATACTTCTTGCTTTCCAGGAAGATATCCTTCTCTTCTATGTCATGCCCTATTAGCGGCATCTCACTGTACACTTCGTGGATGTATGCACGCTTGAAATAGATTCGATAGAACCCCATCTTAATTCTCTTAATACGAACGTGCGGACTAATTCGTTTACAGTCCTTCACAAGTCGTCTAAACCAGATAGAACTCATATCAATATAGCTCTGATAAGATTTGAATAACATCTGCGTATTCTTTAACACACTTCTTATGAAAGTCAAGACTACCTATCTCCTGGATATACTTCTTTGACGTAGAAGTAGCTGTGTGTGTTCCGTCTAAATGGGACTGTAGTGAGTCATAGGTAATCCTTATCGCTCTTTCTATCTTCTGTGCCTTTTCTATTTTATTCATATTAGTAGGATGTCATTGTTCTTCGCCCAGTTGGTCTCTTGGGAAACTTATCAAATGCTTGAGACTTTATTCCCTTAAACTCTCCAAGTCCTAGGGCAAGATATTCGAAGGAACTTCGGTAGTGACTGGTGTAATTATGTATTGGCTTAACAGAGTTAATCTCATTGCCTCCCTCTCGTCTAATACTAGGATAGGCAGCCTGAGACATACACATGTTAAAGTAATCAGTTCTCTCGTTCTTATTGATTAAGATACCGTCTCTAATCAATAGCTTGGCGGCAGTCTTTCTCTTCTGGAACTCCTTCCACTCGTCTTTAAAGTTCACTACTATACCATTTTTACGAAGAACGTCAAGCACAGATGTATTAGTAACAGCACTTCGGAACCTACCCGACGGGTCTCCAAAGTGAGTTCCCCTCTTCCAATACTTATGTTCTTTCATTACCTCATAGTCCTTAGGGGTATATTGATACCCATCAGAAGGAATAATACCCGTAACAAATGGAAGATAGAAGTCTATAGTTTTACCACTATTTCTGTAAGTGTCAACTATCCTTAGACCTGCGTGCGATGTCTGAACCCATATAATTGCTGTATCATCAGAGTTTCCAAAGTCCCAACCAACATAAAGAGGGAGTCCCTCATCATAAGGGAATAGCCCCATCTCTACGTTTATATCGTCCCACTCATGATAGACGCGCCCCTCCTGAGATTTGTTGTAAGATATATCAAGCTCCTGCGCAACTTCCTCGTCTGTGCGTCTAGCTTTCTCAAATTGATACCACTGCTCATCTTTAAGAGGATGTCGTCTCCAGTGCAGAGTAAGAACATCTATGCCAGAGTTTCTTAGCTTAGCATAGAAGTTATATCCCTTAGGGGTTGAGTTAGCAATACGGCAGGAAGTCACGTCAGCACAACTCTGCCAAGCGTCCATACCATAATCCCACGACCCTAACTCGTCAAATAGCACAACTGTCTTACGTGTACCACGACCAAAGTCAGGGTTCATTGTATCCCCAGCAATTAGATTGCTATTTACAGGGTTGACAAGTTTCATTTGTGTGCGATGCTTTGAACTATTAAATCCAGCAGGAAGTAGCCACTTTGGAAGACTATCTATTGCATAATCAATCATACCGAATAGGGAGTCCTTAGTTCTATTGTCTACCAGAGCTTCCTTGTATGAACCCAATAGAATGTTAGTCCCATCTCTAAACAGCCAGTACCACAACGGAATCCACACAAACAGAACCCAACTCATCCCCATATCTCGTGATTTCTCAACCAATCCATCCTTACCAGAATCAATAGCGTCTACCATCCACCTGATTGTTTCTTTCTGATACTCAAACAACAAGAAAGGAAGATGGTGGGGTGCCCCCTGAGGACGTGGGTCAAAAGTCCAACCAAAGTTCTCTATAAAGAAAATACATCCCTCAGCAGGATTATCTGGTCTGGCACAAAGGTTCCACGTGATTCCTTTAGCGTCTGACTTCTTCATACAAGCATCAGTTATCTGAAGCCTTTGTATCAGAGTCTTCTGGTATTCCTCAGAGTGCTGATACTCCTTAAATAGAGCTACTCTGCGCTCAGTCTCTAAGGCCTCAGTAACTCTAGGATTGATGTTATCAATCTGTGGAGGCATGTCGATTTAGTTGGTCTATCCTCTCCTCTCCTGCAGCTCTAGTCTTATACAACAAAGGATACACATGCCCTTTCCGCATCTGTATTCTCCATCCGCCCTTAACTTTCATTAAGGTTGGTGCCATTACTTACTGGACTTGCTCTTCTTAACTGGCTTGCTGTCTGTCTTCCTAACTTTCTTATAGATAGCCTTAGCCTTATCTAGAACCTTCTCACCGAACGACTTTTTTTCCATTTTCATATTTGTATTACCATTAACTACTTAATCATTACTAAATCACTACTAAATCACTACTTAATCATTACTAAATCCTGCCACACTAATCACATACTTACTATCTATCTCAAACTCGGCCTCGTTATAGTAAACTATAGATACGCTATCGCTAGGCATACTTCTCTGTGCTAGTTGCTTCTCTCATACGAAGAATCATAGATAGAGACTCTTCAGGAGTCATATTAACATCTAACTTGCTCATAACCGCCACGTGTTCTGTCGCCTGTCCTTGTATTATCTGTGCTTTGTCGAATAAGATGCCGAATATCTTTCCAAGATTAACAAGGGACTCCGCAGCTAATGCTTTAGGATGTGCCTCCATGTACTCTAACTTCTTCCCTATAAGTCTCCCAGCCCTGTCCCTGCTAGCCAGAGTAAGACCTTTAATATCTAAAGCTGTAATAGCTTTATTCTCAGCAGTCTTCTCAGCTAAAGTCGGGCCACTTCTAACAGCTACCTTTCTATTAGAAACAGAATCCTCAACAAGCTTAGCAGTATCAGGATGAACTGAGTACTTATCTGGTTCGTTAAGAACCTCGCGATATATTTGATAAACCTTATTTCTAACCGCTGTAGGGTCTTTATAGTGTTTATCTAACTCAAATTGAACTCCGACCTCGTAGAGGGTAGAGGAAGCGAGTGTGCGGAATATTCCAGCCTTCTTGTCGTCGGTTAATATGAGTGCCATTAGTGTAACTATATCTCGTTAACTACGGTAAGTAGCCTAGGACTCTTCTATTATACCATACAAGTATCACTATTGCAATACCTTAGCAAGTACTATTAGTAGTACTAAGACTCCTAGTACTCCTAAGACTCCTAGTACTCCTAGTACTCCTAAGACTCCTCGCTTCGCGAGATGAGCGCTACGCACTCATATTAACCTTTTGTAACTACCTAACCTTAGCAACTCCTTCTCAGCTCCCCCCCTCAGTCCCCCCGAAGACTGTTTACAGTATACACCCCTGGAGGCTAAAAGTCAAGTACTTTCCCTGGATACTTTCTGGATACTTTCTGGATACTTTGTAATACCTTGAAATATATAAATTATAAAATTCTGGATAGGGGTAGATATATTTACACACAACACACGGGTGCCGTACCTGCTCTTCTCCATGTATGCCCTGTATGCCCTGTAGTATGCCTATACAGTAGCAGTATATCGTGCTATAATGTTTATAGCGTGTGTCGGGGGGGAGGGGTATATACTATACGCATACTCATACACATACGCATACTTATACGTATACTCGTGCGTACTCATACTGCGTACTCATGCTATGTATGCCCTGTATACTCTGTAGTATCTTATCTAGCCTATACAGTGAGAGTCTTATACCTTGGCGCAATCTTCAAGTAGTGTGCCTGTACTGCCTATACTATAGGCTATATGCTGGTATGCCTTACTATACCACACTATCCTATATATACCATAGCCTCTATTTGGCCCTGTAAGGCGTTTATATACCTGTACTGGTATATCTGTACCTTTTCTTTTTGTACCCTCCCTAGTAGTAGAGCTTTATATCTTGGCGCGAAGTTCCAGCTATCAAGTAGGATACTCCATCCTTTCCCTTGCATTGTTTGCCTTATTCCTTGCTACTATTACACCATGCTTTTTATTTATTACAATATTGACTTATTACTGTCCCCATGTTTAATATAACGCAAGTTTACAGGGCGAAGATAGTGTATTCTTATTTATAGGGAGTTGCACGTTGACAATATATATGGGTGCTTGTGATAGCTCGTTAGAGCGTGGCATAATGTACCCATTTAATAATTAAGAATAGAAACATGAAGATAACAATGGACGTTCTAGCGTTTGCGATTTTGTTCGTCGTATTCGTCTACGTTGTGGCGTTTGCTACCGTAGGCGCGTGCATAATGAGCGATACGCAAACCGTAGAGAATTGCCGTCATAATATGGCGGGCGAATTGGTATACCAGACCATAAACGTACTTATATGACAAGAAAGGATTATATCCTAATTGCGGACGCTATCCACAAAGCGTACAAAGGTAATAAAGGGGATGCGCTAGAAAATGTAGCAAGCGAATTATGTACTTCTCTAATGCGAGACAATTCGCGTTTCGATATGCGCAAGTTCCTACAGGCGTGCTGGTATGGACGTAGTAAAAACAAGTGCGCCAGCTGTAGCATAGTACCCACAATAGGGCATTGTAATAAGTGTAGTTAGTGAGCTAGAACGTATAGGCAATATAATTGCCAAGCGTCAAGCCGTACAGGAATGTGCGGCTTTTTGCTATCCTAGTGATGAAGTATCCTAGCACGCGACACGGCTACGAAGAAACGCGAAGCGTTGAACGAAGAAACGCCACGGCGTTGAACGAAGAAACGCAGAACTGCACGCAGAACTGCATTGATAGGATACAGTGGCATAATATAGTTATCCACAGTTGGTACATTTTATACGTTTGATAGGATACAGCATGGTATTGTTTAAGTAAGGGCGAAAGATTAAGAATAACACAATCACACCATGATACAGACCACAGGATTTTCTCAGTTTTGCGACGCTTTCAGTGAAGACAGGCGCGGGACTTTCACGTTTGAAGGAAAGCGGGCACTGTTCGATTACCTAGAGGAATACGAAGAAAGCACGGGGGCGAGTATCGAGCTTGACATTGTAGCATTGTGTTGCGAATACACGGAGTACGATAACATGGAAGACTTGCAAGCCAGCCATTCAGACATAAAGACAATGGAGGAGTTGCAAGACCATACACAGGTTATTTTGATTGAAGGAACGGATAGGTTTATTATCGCCAATTACTAATATGATGTACCTAACTGGAACAATCACCTCGCTATCAACAGAGCACACTTGTTATGCAAGGGACGGAGAGTGTAAGGGGACAATATACATTTGCAAGGTAATTACGCGGGGCGTGCTTGTAATGAGGGCAAGCACACGAAGCAGACAAGAGGCGTTGGCGGAGTCTCTGAAGTTTATAGGTTCACCATTATAGTTGTGTGTCGCTAGGTTGCGCAAGGTATTGCGCTCCCTGTGCGGTACGTAAGTATCGTGTTAATAAAGTTACTTGACAATTAAATAATGTTATGGAAATAAAAACTGCTGGTGTCAGGAGTGTTTACACTTTTGATAGCCTAGACGAAGACGCAAAAGAAAAGGCACGAGACTGGTACAAGGAGGGTAACGATTACCCGTTCCTAAATGAGTCTATCACTGAGTATACACAAGAGAGTATTCGCTCGCTTGGATACAGCATCGAGGACTTCGAGGCGTTCTATTCCCTGTCGCACTGCCAAGGGGACGGTGTGGCATTTTCTGCGACACTGGAAAAAGACGGTAAAACATACTTTGTGAAAAATGGACGAAGTAATTATATTGCTAGCGTACACACGGAGGACGAAGACGGCAATGAGACGGACTCTCTCGAAGTATTGAAAGAAATGGAAAAAATAGCAAGGGACGCAACACGAGCAGGGTATGAGGAAATAGCAAACGAGGACAGCGATGAAGTAGTAGACGATGCCATTCTAGCGAATGATTACACGTTTACTAGCGAAGGTAAGAGGCTTGACGCTGATGCAATATGAAGCTACACGCAACACTAGAGACTAGCACGGGCAAGGTTATGTCAGTGAGCGACAATGAAAGCATCACGGCCACAGTCTATGACGGCAACATGAAAGCCTATAGCGTGATTATAGAATGGTGCAATCAAGGAGACGCAGAAGGAAGCGAAGCAGAAGGTGGTGTGCCTTTTTTTGGAGCGTTAGTTACTACGAGAGAGTGGCGCAATAGAGAGCAGACGAAC